TTAAGATGTCATCTGAGTTAAAGGGTTTAACTTCACTGCATCTTCAAGATGTTCTGGCGCAAAGTGAGCATATCGCATAGTCATTTTGATATCGGTATGGCCTAGTACACGTTGTAAGATCAATATATTACCACCATTCATCATAAAGTGGCTGGCGAAGGTATGGCGCAAAACGTGGGTAAGCTGTCCTGCCGGTAGTTCGATGCCTGTTCTTTCTAGAGCTGACCGGAACGCCCCATAACAATCACTAAACAACCGTCCTTTTTTATCATCAGGCAGAGACTCATAGAGCTCTTTGCTGATTGGGACGGTGCGGTTTTTTCTACCTTTCGTATTGATGTATGTGATTTTGTATTTCGCGAGCTGGCTTTTTTTCAAACTCTCAGCTTCAGACCACCGTGCACCAGTGGCGAGACAGACTCTTACCACGGTTTCTAAATCAGGATGGTCATGTCGTTTACATTCTCCGAGCAGCTGCGAAATTTGGTCGTGAGTTAGCCAGGCCATTTCCATTTCTTCTGTGCGGAATGGGCGCATGTTTTTCAGTGGGTTTTCCCCCTTCCATTCTCCGAGGCGATTTAGCTCATTGAACACTGCCCGGAAGTAGGCCAGCTCAAGATTAAGCGTGCGAGGCGATACCTCTTTCACTCTGTTTGAACGGGCATACTCACCTTTTAACCGTTTTTCTCGGTAGCGGGAAAACATCTGCGCATCGAAATCGCGTGCGAGTGGTTCGCCCATACACTCAAAAGCATGGTGCATAGCTAACTGGCGTTTAAAGCCGTCTTTTAGTGTAATGCCATGAGCGCTATACCATGAATCAACCAGCTCTTTTAACGTGCGCCTGTCTTCCTTTTCTTCCTGCCACGGGTTTTGAACGGTGTACTGCTCAAATGCCAGAGCCTCGCCCTTAGTGGCGAATTTCTTTCTGATACGTTTGCCTTTTGCACCGTTTGGGTAGAGCTCACAAATCCAACCGCCAGCCGGATTTTTACGGACAGTCATCAATTAACCTCGCTGTATATACCCACTACACGGCCAATCGTTTTTATCTCATCTATCCCGCACTCAAACGGTACTTTTCCGCCAGCAACGTGTAACTTTTTACCGGGTAGAAGCGTCAATTCTCTGATGCTGGTAGCCCCCTCTATATCAACCAACCAAAGGCCATCAGAAAGTGAGGCATCTTGTTCTATAAAGTGCAGCTTTCCATCGGCGCGAACAGCAATACCTTTTGACAATTGCTTGCTAAAGAAACCAGCATCAATACTCAATTGTGAATTTTCTTTAAGTTTTCCATCACTCAGAGTGAAGGAATCTATCGTTTTCGGATCCGTTGAAGATGATTTGCCGTCATATTGAGAGCCTTGCCCCGTAAGAAGCCATAATAGGCTTGCTCCGGTTTCTAATGCGCACTGTACGGCGAAATCATAAGAAACAGTGCCTCGCGTGTAGCGATTTTGTAAGGAACTGGCGGCAATATTGAAGTGCCGGGCTAGCTGGATTTTTTGAGTAAAACCATATACTTGACAGATTCTATCTAGCAACTCGTCGTTATTCACATGAGTATCAAGTATCACAATTTATTCCTTTGGGTATTTACTAATGCTCAATCGAGTATTAGTATCGTTGCTAATTCGGGCAATCAGTGGCAGAAGTTGGCAAACAGAGGCCATTGATTGCAAACATTGTCAAAATGGGAATCATGCAACATGGCTTCTGAAATCGCAATCATCAAAGTGCCTGCACCTATCGTTACTCTGCAACAATTCGCAGAGCTTGAGGGTGTATCCGAACGCACCGCTTACCGCTGGACAACCGGCGACAACCCTTGTGTACCAATCGAACCTCGCACCATCCGTAAAGGCTGCAAGAAAGCAGGTGGCCCGATTCGTATTTATTACGCACGCTGGAAAGAAGAGCAGTTGCGTAAGGCGTTTGGTCATTCCCGTTTTCAACTCGTCATCGGCGCTTAATTCACTTTATGTGAATTGTAAGGATGCAACATGTTTGATTTTCAGGTTTCCAAACATCCCCATTATGACGAAGCGTGCAGGGCTTTTGCGCAGCGTCATAACATGGCGAAACTGGCCGAGCGTGCGGGTATGAACGTTCAAACGTTACGTAACAAGCTCAACCCGGAACAGCCTCACCAGTTCACACCGCCTGAATTGTGGCTGCTGACTGACCTGACCGAAGACTCAACCCTCGTTGATGGCTTTCTGGCACAGATTCATTGTCTGCCATGCGTACCGGTTAATGAGCTGGCTAAAGACAAATTGCAGTCTTATGTCATGCGCGCAATGCGTGAACTCGGCGAACTGGCGAGCGGTGCGGTCTCTGATGAGCGCCTGACCTCCGCCCGTAAGCACAATATGATTGAGAGCGTTAATGCAGGCATTCGCATGTTGTCATTGTCGGCGTTAGCGTTACATGCGCGCATACAAACTAATCCAGCTATGCCGAGCGTGGTCGATACCATGAGCGGTATTGGCGCATCGTTCGGGCTGATTTGAGGTGCGTATGCTGAAAAGTGAACCATCATTTGCGTCACTGCTCGTTAAGCAAAGTCCCGGCATGCACTACGGCCACGGCTGGATCGCAGGTAAGGACGGCAAGCGTTGGCACCCGAGCCGTTCACAGGCTAATTTACTGGCTGACCTCTCTACTCAAAAGCTGGGGGAATCATGGCTATCGAAGCTGTTTCCGCGACTGTTTCGCTAAAAGCGGGTGAACGTCTGACCGGTCTCAATCATGTGGCTGAATTGCGCGCGAGATATTGGGGCGATAGCTGGAAAGAAGTTGAGCGCTTTGTCGATGATATGCGCGATAAACGTGACCCACAATTTGAAGAAAATAATCGGGCGCTGGCCGCTATTTTCTTTCTGGCAAAAATACCGGCGGCTCGTCATGAGCTCGAATTAAGTGAGCTGACTACTGACGAGAAAAAAGCGCTTATTACAGCGATGAATCATTTTCGTGCAGTAGTGAGCTTATTTCCAAAACGGCTAACTATGCCGAGATAATTCAAACGGAAATTTAATGGCGTAAACCCGCCGGGCTTCTTATTGCCCGAAATCAGGAGAAATAAATATGCAGAGAGAATTAAAAAACATCTTTGTCGCCGAAAGTGATCCACTTATGGCCGTGATTGACATAGCCAAGCGCGAAGAGCGTAAAGGTCGCGCGCTCGCAGTTTCAATCCGCCTTGAGGCACTGGCAACCCATATCACTAACAAAGGGTTAAACGGTATTGAAGCGGCTGAACTGCTTCGCTGTGAGGCCACCCGTTATGAAAACGAATCACAGGAGCTGCACTAATGGCCGACGCAATGGATTTAGCGCAACAGCTCGAGCAGGAAGATCGCGAACGCTACATCAACAACGCGCGCAGACGTATCTCTATACCTTCCCGTTTCCTGTGCGAACAATGTGACGCACCAATCCCCGAAGCTCGCCGTATTGCTATTCCGGGCGTGTCCTTTTGCGTGACCTGCCAGCAAATCGACGAGCTTAAACTAAAACACTATCGGGGGTTATAAATTGGCTGTTCAGTTCGCATTTCCGTGGAATGCTCCACGGTCGGCAATAGCCAGCCCATATCTTACCTATGACCAACAGTATCGCCGCGACCGTATGTTCGCGGCTTTGCTGCATGCGAGAAAGGTGCTTTCTCTCCAGCCTGAGTGTGTGCGTTTTGATGTTTATCGCACCGCTGCGGTGCTGGAGCAAAATCAGGGCAGTCAACGAGCCAATGCCTTTTTAATCAGCTTCTGCAAAAAGGCATTGCCACGTCTTGAGCTGGTCGCAAAAAAATACGAGTGCGCGAGTATCAACAGCAGCGCATCAGCCGCTGTTTTCGGTGGTCATTTTGATACCGAGCTTAGGCAATATCTGGCATCACGCATGGTCAATATGGTCGCCAGGTATAACCGTCTCCCGGATATGGCACGCGCCGATATTGACCTACTGGCCGCTGATATCGCTAATTTCATTCGCGCTGAACTGGCTAACATTGATGACAGCGGATTTAGTGAGCTCAAAACGCTGTATACCTGGTATATGCGCTCTGGGATTATTTCCCTGCAATTCAACGTTACCCCGCCGCATTGGGAGAGAGTAGCAAAAAAATATGTCGGTCAGGATGAGATAGCACCGGCAGTAATGCGCATGTTTAATGAGGTTTGGTGGCGTGGCCGTCTGCGACGTATTGCGGCGTCATGGCGAGAACATCTGCAAATTGCAGTCGGCAACGTTAGCAAGAAACGCCACGCCTACGCGAGTAAAAACTGCGTGACAGACTGGCGCGAGCAAAAGCGCCGCACGCGTGAATTTCTCAAGGGGCTGGATCTCGAAGACGAAGACGGCAATCGCATCAGCTTGATTGAAAAATACGACGGTTCTGTCGCTAACCCTGCGATACGCCGCTGCGAGCTGATGACCCGCATCCGTGGGTTTGAAAATATCTGCAATGAGCTCGGTTATATCGGGGAGTTTTACACCCTGACCGCGCCGTCTAAATATCACGCCACAACTAAAGCAGGCTACCGTAACAGCAAATGGAACGGAGCCAGCCCGTTGGACACACAAAGTTATCTCACCGGACTTTGGGCGCGCATTCGTGCCAAACTGCACCGGGAAAAAATCCGCATTTTCGGCATACGTGTTGCCGAGCCTCATCACGACGGAACGCCGCACTGGCACATGCTTATGTTCATGCTGCCGGAAGATGTTGAGCGAGTGCGCCTCATCATTCGCGATTATGCGTGGAAGGAAGACCATCACGAACTGAGAAGCGATAAAGCCAAAAAGGCACGCTTTCACGCCGAGGCCATTGACCCGCAAAAAGGCAGCGCCACCGGCTATGTCGCTAAATACATTTCAAAAAATATCGACGGCTATGCTCTCGATGGTGAGACCGATGACGAAAGCGGCGAACTACTGAAAGAGACAGCACCCGCCGTTTCAGCATGGGCGGCGCGCTGGCACATCCGTCAGTTTCAGTTTATCGGCGGTGCGCCGGTGACGGTCTACCGTGAGTTGCGTCGTCTCGCTGATACAGAAACTGCGCACGGTCTGAGTGTTGAGTTTGCCGCTGTCCATGATGCCGCCGACGCCGGTGATTGGGCTGGTTACGTTAATGCGCAGGGTGGGCCGTTTGTCCGTCGCGATGATTTACAAGTGCGCACGTTGTATGAGCCGCGCCCCGAGTTTAACCAGTATGGTGAGGAAACCGTGTGCATTCGTGGCGTCTACGACTCTGCTGTCGGCGCTGGCACCCCGATTTTAACCCGGTTAACGCAGTGGAAAATTGTGCCGAAGCGTGCCGTTGATTTGGCCGTTGACGTTAAGGGCGCTCCTGCGCCCTCTCGGAGTTCTGTCAATAACTGTACGGGAAGCGAAAGTGATCCACCGATACTGGATTTATCAAAACCACTCAGTAGGCGTGAAAGACGAGAGCTGACGAACCGACTCAGAAAGCAAAAGCCAGCAATACGGCGGAAATTCATTCACGGAACTGATGAGCAATATGCAGCTATAGCAAAAACCATCGACGAGATACACCTGACAACCGGCACTATCATCAGCCGGGGTGAAGCCCTGCACCTGATGTCAGGTGGTAAAAGTTGCTTTAACGGAAAATGGTTGCGCGGAACGGGCAAAGGAGAGGTATTTTCAGCAGCGCCATCGCATCAGGCTCAAGCCCGTAAAATCCTCAGTCGTGTTGCGGCTTTAGCCGGGGGGATAAACGAAAATGAAAGGTAATGTTCATCCATATCATGTACATACAGTGTATGACGCTGCAATTTTTCTTCACACCTTTTGCCAATTCGTGCTACTGTATGTTTATACAGTATCTCGCAGGGGAGGATGTGTGAACAGAGAACTAAATGAACACGTAATGATTGAGCGGGTTGAGATGATTGCACGGCTAACAGCTGAGGGTGCATGTCAGGAAAAAGACCGTGAAATCGCGCTAAATTTGATTGCGGAGATAGCAAGAGGGAATTTGATAAAAAACGATTCATTCTCTGTGGTTTTCTCTGCCGAGCCTATCGGCAAAAAATTAAAAAAAGAACACGAAGTGAGAATCAACATTACGTTAGATAAAGACCAGAAAATCGAACAGTCATTGATTGATGCTTTCCAGAGCGAACTAACCAGAAGAGTTGCAACTATCTTTCCTTCAACGCGCGTGTTTGTAAGGAAAGGGTCTATTACAGGAGTTGAACTTACGGGCGTAGAAAATGATTCAGACCGTGAGCGGCTTGATAACATTCTGCAAGAGGTATGGGAGGATGAAAGCTGGAGGTAGCCCGTAAAGATACGTTTTTGACCCCATGTTTGATAGCATGGGGTTGTTTTTTATGGGATTACACACAAAAGGATAGTTATGAGCAGCCTGATTTCTTTAGTAGCCTTTGTTCTATTTGTAGGTTTTATCATCGGTCTGATTAAGCCTTCTTTGGTAAAAATGCCAAATCGTAAGCGTTCCAGTGCGATCTTCTTGGGGGGATTTCTGGCGCTTGTCGTTGTTAGCGCTGTTTTAGGGGGAACGGAAGGTAGTCAGCACGTAGCAAAAAATGATTCTACGAAAGTTCCTGTTGAACCGGTCAAAAAAGTCTTTAAGTACGGTGATAAGTCCCTCAAAGAATACCGAAACGAGCTTAAAGAGACGCGACATAAAATCGTTGCCAATTATGTCGAGTTCAAGGGGTTACCGGCCAGCGCCAATGATGCGTTTTATGCTTGCATGAGTGAGTTTACATTCTCGAAAGATGGCGAGTTACAACTAAATCAAGTTTTGGGATGGTGCTTTAATGACTACGAAAGAGATCCAGAATCCCTAAACAGTAAAATCAATCTCGATGCTTTTCAGGGGAATTTTAGCGGTTGGGATGGTTCATATCGACCGTTGGAAAAGCTTATAAAAGCCAGCATGAATGATGATTCCTCTTATAAGCATGTTTCAACAGTCTATCATCTGATTTTGAATAAAGACCCGCATGCCATTGTTAAAACAACGTTTCGTGGCACCAATGCTTATGGTGGGGTTGTCAAACAGACTGTAGCGGCACGCGTCAACGTGCAAACGGGTGAGGTCGATTCTATACTCGAAAATTAAATAATATAGTGACAAACGTCGCCGGTGCTGAAACTCTCTTTCAGTGCTGGCGGGGTTGAATAACTCGCTCTGAGAGGCGTTAGATACATACAATCGAAAGAGGATGGATTATGTCAAAGTTTACAGAGTTGTGCACAGCATATACTGATTTTCGGAACAAACTTTCTGATACTCGATTTGCTGCATTTAACTTTTCTGGTCACGTGATTAAAAATTATTTAGATTATCTTGGGATTGATAATGACGAAGCATATAGATTAATCCCGCTAGATAAAGATGAACAACCAGATGCGAAATACACACCCGCTGGGGCTACTCATTTAGGGGACGATGGGTTCTGGCATTTAGGGTTTATATTGACCATTTATAAAGACGCTAATACTTACCCTCAGTCACCTTTCCAAATTGATTTCAAATTCAGAAAAAATGATGATGACTCATATACATTTGGTGTTGATAGCATAGATTTTGCAACAAAAATCACCTCTCTCCGTAACCCCAATGAATTCACACCTGTATTTGATAAAATTCAAGAGTGCATTCTTGGTCATTTCAAAGAATTTGAAGACTTCCTTGTTGGTAGGCATGACAAGATGTCATCCATTGGATTCATTCAAGAAAGTATTTTTGCGAAAATTAATAGCGAAAAAAATGAGTAAAATTTACGCAAGTAAATGACGCATGCCTTAGGTGCATTTTTTTGCATGCCCTAGCCGTGCCAGTTCTGAGCGTACTCTTTCAGAGTTGGCGCGGATCCAGAGTGGTCATGCACCTGCATCAAAAGCACCCCGTTAAGCGCGCAGGCGAGGCGGGGATAGCACTGCGCGCCAGACGTGGTGACAGGATTTATTTTACGCGTCTGTGCGCGTCGTGGTGGCGCGCTGTTATGTGCGGTCAGCTAATGAGGTGCTGGCGTGGTTGCGCCGCGTGTGCGGCGTCTGGCTCGCACTGAGGGGATGCCGCCCTGAGGCGGCATTCTGGCGGGGGTTACTCAGTTTCGATGTTGTAATCCTTAAAGCGGATCACCTCTAAACCGAGCCATTCATTGATTTCCCTGAAACGCTCCTGCAATGGCGTCAGCTCGTTTCGTACAAACACCCGCGCCACCTTCTCGATATCGCCCATTGAGCCGATATTTTCGGGCTTGCCGCCCATAAGCTGGAACGGTACGCGGTGCGCATCGAGCAGGTCGGCGGCGCTCACCTTTTTGATGTTGAAAAAATCATCCTTCGTGGCGACTTCACTCAGCGGCACAATCTTGATGCCATCCGGTTTCCCGTTCGGGGCATAGAAAAACAGGTTTTTGAAATTCCCGAGCCCTTTCGAGTCACGCATCGCGGAGCGCAGCGCCTCGACGTCGGTGCTGCTCTGTGCCGCGTCGGTGACGTACATGATGTAACCCGCGTGCGCGCCGTTCTGGTAATACTTGCGACGAAACAGCGTGGCGGATTCATTCAGCCAGGCGGAATTAAGCGCGCTCAGGTATTCCGGCATCCCATAGAGCTCCTGATTGATGTCGGGCTCAAGCAGATGACAGACTGAGCCGGGGGCAAACTGGTGCGGGTGCGTGAAGTCCGACACGTACCAGTAAACCCCATCCTCGACACCCCGGCGGGTGTATTTGGCCGGAGAGGTTTCAAGCTTCATGAGCTGGCCGGTCACGCTCATGCGCTTTTCAAGATAGCCGTTGGCAAACACCAGATAATCGAGCACAAGGCGGCTGAAATCCTGCCGTGAAAGCAACGGATGCGGGATGTAGGTGCTCGTCAGGATGTTACGCTTCACGTAAATCGGGGAGCTGTGATGCACGGCGGCGCGCAGGCTTTTCGCCAGCCCGGAGAAGTTGACCGGCGGCTCGTACCATTTGCCGTTATTGATGCACTCGACATAGTCGAGGATATCGCGGCGATCCAGAACGGGTGACGGCTCGCCAAAGGTGAACGCCTCCATTTTCTGCGGTGCGCTGGCGGTCATGTTGGTCTGTTTTGGCTGTTTCTTTTGGCGTTTTTTCATCTTAGTTGATATCCAGAATCGAGGTTGAATGCATACCGCTACCAGCGGAAAGTGGCTCGTTTAACAGGGCGTGCATGGTTGCCCACGCGATATCCGCGTGGCTGGCTTCCTCACTGCGGCTGGCTTCATAGGTGGCACTGCGGCCACTGCTGGTCATGGTTTTGCGGATAGCCATGAATGACTGCGTGATGTCGGTCGCACCGGCGTCATACTCCAGACACCCGCGTCGGATGGTGTCTTTCGCTTTCAGCACCATTGCGGTTTTCATTTCCGGCGTGTAGCGGATGGCGCGCGCCGCCGGGAAGAATGAGCTCACGAGCTGGTAAACCCCCTGGCCGATGCCGGTCGCATCGATGCCGATATAGTCGACGGTGTATTTTTCGGTCAGCGCACGGATGGCCTCGGCCTGCGCGGCAAAATCCATGCCTTTCCACTGGTGACGCTCAAGGATGCGGAACTTGCCACCGGCAACCAGCGGCGGAGCCAGAACAGCACAGCCTGCGCTGTCGCCGGTATGTGACGGATCGTAGCCAATCCAGACCGGGCGCCAGTTAAACGGACGGTCAGCAAACGGCTCGAAGTCCTCCCATTCTTCCATCGCATCGACCATGCAACGCTGGAGCTCCTCGAACGGGAATACCGACGCCTTATCGTCGACGAACTCACACATAAACAGGTTACGGAAGTCATCCGCGCTGTTTTCCTGTCTGAGCTGGTCGAGGTTAAACAGGGTACAGCCCCCGGCGAGCGCGTCCTCAATGGTGACAATCTGCCGCCACTGGCCGTCCCCGCATAACATGCCCCCGGCAAGCGCCTGATGACTGATATCGATGTCGACACGTTCGTCGCGGTTACTGCGTCCCCGGTTAAACAGCTCCCCTGACCAGAACGGATAAGCGCCGTGCGCCAGCGTCGACGGCGTAGAAAAATAGGTTGTGCGCAGGTGCGACTGCGACGCCATACCGGAGGCGACTTTTCGCAGCTTCTGGAAATTGGGTATCCAGAAAATTTCATCGACGTACAGGTCGCCGTTGTGACTCTGCGCAGTGTTGGAATTGGTACCGAGGAAAATCAGCTCTGCGCCGTTGTTGCCGATGACAATCGGGTCGCCTGACAGGTCGACGTCGACCAGACGCGCAAAGGCGATGATGTACTTACGGAAAACGTAAGCCTGCGTTTTACTGGCTGATAAAAATATCTGGTTTTGCCCGGTCTTAAGGGCGCGCAGGAGCGCCTCACGCGCAAAGTAGAACGTTGCGCCAATCTGGCGCGATTTCAGGATGTGGCGGATGCGATGCTCTAACCCGGCTTTATGCCACCTGAGTTGATACTCAAAGGACTGGTCAAAGAAAATCTCTTCCAGCTTCCCGATAGCCTCGTCGCTGAAATAATTACGTTTCGGCTTTTTGCGATCCCCTTTGTTGCGGCTTGCAATGTTGGGGTTTAAATCCACCTCGTTTCCGGTCTGGCCGTAGCGGTTCACGCGCGCGAGGCGCTCCATCTGGCGCGACAGAAAATCAGCGACCTTAAAGTCGTGCGGCGTCAGGTCGGGCTTGGCGTAAAGCTGGATGAGACGCGCCTCTAACGTCGACTCAACGCGATTAATCGGCGCGGTTTCCTCCCATCCATCACGCTGTTTCCAGCTCTGCACCGTGGGGCGCTTGAGTTGCAGCATGTCGCAGATTTGCGGCACGGCGAACCCCTGCCAGTACAACAGCCGCGCCTGTCGTCGTGGGTCATTGAGTAATGAAAGGTCAGTTGAAATGGTCATGCTTACCTCGTTTTGATGTTACGAGGCAAGGCTAAGGAAATGACCGTGCTTAATCGCTAAACCCCTGTTGTGTCAGGGATTGCACTTCCGCAACAGGTGGCTGATGAGGGTCTGAGTCGGGAAACTAACCCCGACCCGAAAACCCAACATCAGGACACCTGAACAATGGCAAAGAAAGTTTCTAAATGGTTTCGCATCGGCGTCGAGGGTGACACCTGCGATGGCCGCGTCATCAGCGCTGATGACATTCAGGAAATGGCCGACACGTTCGACCCGCGCGTCTACGGTTGCCGCATTAACCTCGAACATATCAAAAGCCTCATCCCTGACAGCCCCTTTAAGCGCTATGGCGATGTGACCGCGCTTAAAGCGGAGATTATCAGCGATGACTCTGCGCTCAATGGCAAAAAGGCGCTGTTTGCCAAAATTGCCCCACTCGATGAGCTGGTCAGCATGGTACGTGCCGGGCAGAAGGTTTACACCTCAATGGAGATCCGCCCGAATTTCTCTAACAGCGGCAAATGCTATCTCATCGGGCTCGCCGTCACCGATGACCCGGCAAGCCTCGGCACCGAATACCTTGAATTTTGTAGCCGCGCCACACAAAACCCGCTCGCCGGTAAAAAAGACCAGCCGGGCGATCTCTTCTCTGTGGCCTCACTGGCTGAGCTGGAATTTGAGGACGTACCCGACACCATGCTCAACAGCCTGACCGACAAGGTAAAGGCCATTTTCAGCCGTAAACAGGCCAGCGACGACGCTCGTCTTGCAGATGTACATGAGGCTGTGACGACCGTTACCGAGCTGGTGCAAACCAACCTCACCGCCACCGACCAGCGCGTCACCGAGCTTGAGACCGAACTGGCGCAGCTTAAGCAGGACGTGACCAGCAAGGCCGAAGAAAGCGCGCAGGCGTTTAACGCCCTCAAAAACTCCCTCGATAACACCGAAAGCCAGCGCCAGCCGCGCCGCGAGCTTTCAAAAGGTGGTACGGGCGACGAGCTGCTGACCAACTGCTGAAAACCCGCCGGGCGCGCCGCCCGGCCTGATACCTTTTACCCGAACAGGAAAAACCATGCGTAAACAAACCCGCTTTAAATTCAATGCCTACCTGACCCGCGTCGCGGAGCTGAACGACATTTCCACCGATGACGTGGCGAAGAAATTCACCGTCGAGCCGTCGGTTACGCAAACCATGATGGACACCGTGCAGGAATCGTCCTCATTCCTGACGAAAATCAACATCGTGCCGGTCGACGAGCTGAAAGGCGAAAAGGTCGGTGTGGGCGTTAACGGCACAATCGCGAGCACCGCCGATACTGACGGCGATGGCGAGCGTGAAACCGCTGATTTTACCGCGCTGGAGTCCAACAAATACGAGTGCGCGCAGATTAACTTTGACTTCCATATCCGCTATAAACAGCTCGACCTGTGGGCGCGATTCCAGGACTTCCAGACCCGTATCCGTAACGCCATTATCAAGCGTCAGGCGCTCGATTTCATCATGGCCGGTTTCAACGGCATTGAGCGCGCCGCAAAATCTGACCGCAAAAAAAATCCGATGCTTCAGGATGTGGCCGTGGGCTGGTTGCAGAAGTACCGCAATGAAGCGCCAGCGCGTGTGATGTCAAAAATCACCGACGAGGACGGCACGGTCATTTCCGATGTGATCCGCGTGGGTAAAAACGGCGACTATGCGAACCTCGACGCGCTGGTCATGGATGCCACCGGCAACCTGATTGATGAGATTTATCAGGATGACCTGGAGCTGGTCGTCATCACCGGTCGCAAGCTGATGGCGGATAAATACTTCCCTATCGTCAACAAAGAGCAGGAAAACAGCGAGTCGCTGGCCGCTGACATCATCATCAGCCAGAAGCGAATCGGCAACCTGCCTGCCGTGCGCGTGCCTTACTTCCCGGCGAATGCCCTGATGGTGACGCGTCTCGATAACCTGTCTATCTACTTCATGGATGACGCGCATCGCCGCAGCATCATCGAAAACCCGAAGAAAGACCGCATCGAAAACTACGAGTCAATGAATACCGACTACGTGGTCGAGGCATACGCTGCCGGTTGCCTGATTGAAAATATCAAGCTCGGTGAGTTTGCCGCGCCTGCTGCACCGGAAAGCGCTTCCACTCCAGTAGATAACGAAGGCGGAGAGTAAGCCATGACGAGTCCCGCAGCGCGTCACATGATGCGGGTCTCGGCCTCTGAAACAGCGCGGCGGGCTGCTGTCCCGCTGCGCAATGCAACTGCCTATGAGCAGATGCTCGTTAAGCTGGCCGCAGACAACCGTACGCTAAAACAAATCCGATCCAATGAGCGCAAGGCAGATAAGAAGCGTGAGTTGCTGCCGTTCTATCTGCCATGGGTGGCTGGCGTCCTCGCAAACGGCAAGGGCGCGCAGGATGACATCGTCATGACGGTCATGCTGTGGCGTCTCGATGCTGACGATATCGCCGGGGCGCTGGAAATTGCCCGTTACGCCATGACCTATGGCCTGACCATGCCGACCGGTCGACGTCCGACGCCTTACCTGCTGGCCGAAGAGGTGGCACTGGCCGCGCAGCGCCTGCTCGCTGCAAAACAGCCGGTCGAACTGGCGAACCTGCTCGACACCATAGTGCTGACTGAACGCGCTGACATGCCCGATATCGTGCGCGCGAAGCTGCACAAAATCACCGGCTATGTCCTGCGTGATGCGAATCAACTGCCCGAGGCGCTGGCGCACCTGCAACGTGCGATCCAGTTAGAACGCACAATCGGTGTGAAAAAGGATATCGAGCAGTTAGAGCGCCAGCTCAGGCCAAAACCCGAACCGGCACCGAAAACCAAAACGACTAAACCGCGCACGCGCAAACCTGCCGCCAAACCGGCGGCACGTCGCGGGCGTCCACCAAAGGCGGCAAAAGCCGCAGGTTAACCGAGCGCTCCCCGAGCCGGGCGGCACGCCGGTCAAAGCGGGTATCAATTGCCCTGACTGCGACCGGCGTCCACCGCCCACCTATTACCCGAGGTTGTCATGACGACGCTGATTATTGAGCAAAACAAAGAGCCGCAGGATGTGCCGGGCGTGGTGATACCGCCGCCGGACGTGAGCGATCCGGTAATCAAAAACACCCCGTTTTTTCCTGATGTTGACCCGAAGCGCGTGCGTGAGGAAATGCGTTTAGAGCAGACCGTTTCCCCTGTGCGCCTGCGCCGGGCAATTAAGACCGCCATCGCAGAGACGAACGCGGAGCTTGGCGAATGGCGCGAGCGTCAGCTCGATGCCGGTTACGCCACGCTGGCGGATGTCCCGACCGACAGGCTCGACGGCGAAAGTGTGCGTGTTTTCCACTACTTCAACGCCGTGTGTGCAATGACGACCGCCACGCTTTACGAGCGTTTTCGCGGCGTGGATGCGACCGCCAGAGGTGACAAAAAGGCCGACAGCATCGACAGCACTATCGATGAAATGTGGCGGGATATGCGCTGGTCTGTGGCGCGCATCCAGGACAAAGCGCACTGCATTGTGGGGCAAATCTGATGAAAGCGTATGCGCTACAGGGCGACACCCTCGACGCGATTTGTGTGAGGTACTACGGGCGCACAGAGGGCGTGGTCGAAACCGTCTTAGAAGCGAATCCCGGCCTGTCTGAGCTCGGCGTCATCCTGCCGCACGGCACGGCAATTGAACTGCCCGAGACCGACAGCGCGGCCAGAACCGAAACGGTGAATCTATGGGACTGAGTATGGAGAAAATCACCACGTTTATCGCCTACTGGCTGGCCGTCGCGCTGGCGTACCTCGGCGCAATATCCCCCGAAAAGATGGCGCTTTACGTGGGCGGCGGATGCGCCATTTTTACCGCGCTTACGAATTACTGGTTTAAGCGCAAAACGTACCTCTATCTGACGTCACTCGGACTCGACAAGGGGGCTATTCGTGAAATCAATCGTTAAACGTTGCAGTGTGGCCGCAGTGCTGGCGCTGGCGGCGCTGATGCCTGACTTTAGTCTGCTTAACACCTCGCCCGAGGGGCTGGCGCTGATTGCCGACCTCGAAGGTTGTCGCCTGACGCCTTACCAGTGCAGCGCGGGAGTGTGGACGTCAGGCATCGGCCACACTGCCGGTGTCGTCCCGAAAGGGGAAATCACAGAACGTCAGGCGGCGGCGAACCTCGTCGCAGATGTGATGAACGTCGAGAGGCGTCTCGCAGTCTGCGTGCCGGTAAAAATGCCGCAGCACATTTACGACGCGCTGGTCAGCTTCTCATTCAACGTGGGAACCGGCGCGGCCTGCCGGTCGACACTGGTCTCATACCTCAAGCGCCACCAATGGTGGCAGGCGTGCGACCAGCTTACCCGCTGGGTTTATGTGAATGGCTCAATCAATAAAGGGCTGGAAAATCGCCGCGCGCGTGAGCGTGCTTACTGCCTCAGAGGGATACCATGAAAATGATGTTGTTTTTACTGGCCACACTGATTGCTGTTGTGCTCTGGCAGCGCCATGAAAATGGCAACCTGACGCGCTCCTTTGACCGGGCGAATAAGGTCGCGACCGAACAGAAAAATGTGATCGGAATGCTGAAAAATCAGCTTTCCGTTTCGCAGGGAATCGCCAGGCGAAATGAAACCGCGCAGGTCAGTTTACGTGGTGAGCTGATTGCTGCCGGTGCGATGGCCGTGCGCCGGGAAGAAACCATTACGAGACTGATGAATGAAAATGAAACGTTACGCCGCTGGTACAGCGCTGAGCTGCCTGATGTTGTGCGCAGGCTGCACACCCGCGCCGGTTGCGCCTCCGCCGGTCATTGTTTACAGCGCCTGCCCGAAAGTGAGCTATTGCCCGATGCCGGGAAGCGACCCGGCCACTAATGGCGACCTGAGTGCAGATATCCGCAGGCTTGAGCACGCGCTCGCCGCCTGCGCGTTACAGATTGAAACCGTCAAAGCCTGTCAGGATAATCTCGATGAAGAAAGCAATCAGCCTGCGAAAAGCGCTAACTGACGCCATCCCGCAGCTCAAAACCAACCCCGAGATGATGCGCATTTTTGCCGACGAGGGGAATATCGATGCACGGCTCGCGGCCTCCCTGTCCCACGAGAAAATTTACACCCTGAATGTGATCGTGTGCGATTTTGTTGGCGACCCTGATTTGATTTTCGTGCCGGTGGCGGCGTGGCTCAGGGAAAACCAGCCGGATATCTGCACGCTCGATGAGGGGCATAAAAAGGGCTACCGCTTCCAGATGGATTTAAACGACGGGGATACGGTTGATATCAGTATCAGCCTCCAGCTCACCGAGCGCACCATCATCAGGGAGGAAAACGGCGCGCTGCATGTGAGCTATGCCCCGGAGCCGCCACCGCCTGAACCCGTCACGCGTCCAAAAGAGCTCTATATCAACGGTGAACTGGTGAGCAAGTGGGATGAGTGACTTTAAACCCTTTGATAACCAGCTTGCGGGGCTGCTTGCTGCCCTGTCACCCGCAGGGCGTCGGAAGCTTGCCGGTGAGATTGCGAAGCAACTCAGAACGGCGCAACAGCAACGTATCAAACAGCAAAAAGCCCCCGATGGCTCACCGTATCAGGCGCGAAAGCGCCAGCCCCTGAGAGCCAAAAAAGGTCGAATTAAACGGGCGATGTTTCAAAAACTGCGCACTAACCGGTACATGAAAGCCAGTGGCCGTGAAAACGGTGCTGTGGTGGAATTTACCGGAAAAGTGCAGCGTATCGCGCGTGTCCATCAGTTCGGCCTCAAAGACCGGCCAAACGCACACGCTCAGGATGTGCAGTACGCAGAGCGCCAGCTTCTCGGATTTAGCCAAGCGGATAAACAGTTAATTGAGATGCTGGTAATCAAACGTTTTTCATTATGACAATGATAAAGGTGAGGATGGTTCTAAATCACCTCCCCATTCACAAGAAACCTTATCCCTGACTAACCAGTACGTTGGATTTTCAGATTTATGCTTCTTCAACGCTACATTTATAATCCAGCTTTGATAGCATGCAGTTGTATGATGATAATCATCAATAAGTGGTCGCAGGTATAAATTCCCATGATTTATTTTTGATAAGTGCTCTCTTGATTTTTCTGTAAGTCTTTTATTTTTAAGTAATTCCTTTATGTTGTATGAGTAGCCAGATTGAAATGTTCCTTTGTTAGCGACAAAAGATAATACTGGGATGATTAATGATTGGTGAGTTATGATATTTCTTATATCCTCTATAAGTTTGATGCTGGTGTTAGGGATGATTTCTTTTTTTAGTCTTTCTTCGGCTTCCATGTTGAGCTCATTAGGGAACAATCTTTTGTTTTTTTGCATATTGCGCGTGCTTTCGCGCAAAGATATGGCTGACGCAATGTAGTTAACGAAAAGGCCAGTAATTAATATAAACTGATCTTTATGAATCTTATCTCCCATCAAATGATTTTGAATGATATCAAAAGATTCAAATTGACTAAGTGTGTTTTTTAATTGCTGGTAATTTCTTTCATTAACATGGCTTAGAAAAATAGAAGGGTAAATATCTTCATATGTAGAGGATGCTTCAGAACCACGTAACTCTGTCCACATTTCGTAAACGTCTGTTGTTTCGGATTTTTCTTCGCTAATGTCAATTTTCATAAATGCTCAGTTATATTTATTTGTGTAGTAATTGATACTACTTGAGTTTATAGATATTTCAATGAGTCTATATGATTCTTGTCCCATGAAAACATTAAATTCTCTACAGGAAATCGCACGCGCGATCCGCAATCTCATCCGCATCGGCATCGTAACCGACGTCGACCACGACGAGGGGCTGTGTCGTGTCCAGACCGGCGGCATGCAAACCACCTGGCTTAACTGGCTCACCTGTCGCGCCGGTCGCTCTCGCGTGTGGTGGGCTCCGTCCGTTGGCGAGCAGGTGTTATTGCTGGCCATCGGCGGTGAGCTCGATACAGCCTTTGTGCTGCCCGGCATTTTCTCAGACGACAATCCCGCGCCATCAGCCTCACCTGATGCGTTACATGTTGCATTTCCCGATGGCGCTGTCATTGAGTACGAACCTGAAAACAGTGCGCTCACCGTGTCAGGTATCAAAACAGCAGACGTTACCGCGTCGGATTCCATTACAGCCACCGTGCCGGTGGTGCTGGTGAAAGCCTCGACCCGTATCACGCTCGATACACCCGAGGTGGTGTGTACCAACAAACTGACGACCGGCACGCTCGAAGTGCAGAAGGGCGGGAAGATGACCGGGAACATCGAGCACACCGGCGGGAAACTGACCTCAAACGGCGTGCAGGTGGATGACCACGACCACGGCGGCGTTGAACGGGGCGGAAGCTGGACGGAGGGTACTAAATGACGGTGCGTTATCTCGGTATGAACAGCCAGACCGGCCTCAGTATCTCCGAGGTCGAGCATATCAGGCAAAGCGTGCGCGATATTCTCGTCACGCCGGTTGGCTCGCGCGTCATGCGCCGTGAATACGGCTCGCTTCTGTCGGCACTGATTGACCAGCCGCAGACACCGGCACTGCGATTGCAGATTATGGCCGCGTGCTATTCCGCGATCCAGAAGTGGGAGCCGCGCGTCAGTCTGACAACCATCACCTTTGAGCGGTCGGAGACCGACGGCGGGCTGTATGTCGATATCACCGGCACGCGCTCGGCTAACGGCCAGCCCTTTTCCCTCACCATTCCACTGAGTTAAACGCTATGGCAATTGTTGACCTTAACCAGCTCGCCGCGCCTGATGTCGTGGAAGTGCTGGACTATGAGACCATCCTCGCAGAGCGCAAGGCGACGCTCGTCTCGTTATACCCGGAGGAACAACAGGAGGCAGTCGCGCGCACGCTGACCCTCGAATCAGAGCCGATTGTTAAGCTGCTGGAGGAAAACGCCTATCGGGAGGTTATCTGGCGGCAGCGCGTCAACGAGGCCGCGCGTGCGGTCATGCTGGCTTACGCTGCCGGTAGCGATCTCGACCAGATTGGGGCTAATTCCAATGTCCCGCGACTCGTCATCACCCCGCCAGACGACACGACATTTCCGCCCACGCCAGCGGTCATGGAGTCTGACACCGACTACCGTCTGCGCATTCAGCAAGCGCCTGAGGGGCTGAGTACTGCCGGGTCAACCGGCGCATATCAGTTTCATGGCCGCAGCGCCGACGGGCGTGTCGCGGATATTTCCGTCATCAGTCCCGAGCCTGCGTGTGTGACCGTGTCTGTGCTGTCGCGTGAAAATAACGGCGTGGCCTCTGACGAGCTGCTCGCCATCGTGCGCGATGCGCTTAACGACGAGGACGTCAGGCCGGTGGCCGACCGCGTGACCGTGCAGTCAGCGAAAATCGTCGACTACAAAATCACCGCGTCGCTTTACCTTTATCCCGGTCCCGAAAGTGAGCCGGTGCTCAGTGCGGCAAAAGCAAAGTTACAGGCGTATATCACCGCGCAGCACCGGCTCGGGCGCGACATCCGTAAATCGGCCATCTATGCGGCGCTCCACGTCGAGGGCGTGCAGCGTGTCGAGCTGGCCGCGCCGGTGGCTGACATCGTCCTCGATGACACGCAGGCGTCATGGTGCAGCGAGTACAGCGTCACCATAGGGGGCAATGATGAATGACACCCGGCTATTACCGGTTGGCTCCTCGCCGCTGGAGGTGGCGGCGGCGCGCGCCTGCGCTGAAATCGAGAATACCCCTGTCCCCCTGCGCCGACTCTGGAGCCCGGACGACTGCCCGGCAAACCTCCTGCCGTGGCTGGCGTGGGCGTTTTCCGTTGACCGCTGGGATGAGAACTGGCCGGAGGCCACCAAACGGGATGTGATCCGCAGCGCCTGGTATATCCACGCACACAAAGGAACGATTGGGGCTGTTCGCCGCGTGGTGGAGCCGCTCGGCTACCTGATAAACGTATCTGAGTGGTGGCAGACAAACGACCCGCCCGGCACATTTCGCCTCGATATCGGTGTGTTAGAGACCGGCATCACCGAAGAAATGTATTACGAAATGGAGCGGCTTATTGCCGATGCAAAGCCAGCCAGCCGCCATCTTATCGGACTCAATATTATTCAGGACATTCCCGGCTATCTGTACACCGGCGCCCTGAGCTATGACGGCGACATCATCACGGTTTACCCCGGATAAGTGAGAGCACAATGACAGTGAAATATAAAACGGTCATCACCAAAGCCGGTGCAATCAAGCTGGCCGCAGCGACCGTCCCGAACGGGAAAAAAGTCAATTTTACGGCGATGGCCGTCGGTGACGGCGGCGGTATGCTGCCGGTGCCTGACCCGAACCAGACAAAACTCGTTAAAGAGGTCTGGCGTCATGCGCTGAACAAAATCAGCCAAGACAGGAAAAATAAAAATTATGTCGTGGCGGAGCTGCTCATCCCGCCTGAGACCGGCGGTTTCTGGATGCGCGAACTCGGCCTCTATGACGACACCGGCACGCTGATTGCGGTCGGTAATATGGCTGAAAGCTACAAGCCAGCGCTGGCGGAGGGGTCAGGTCGCGCGCAGACCGTGCGCATGGTTATCATGGTGAGCGACATTGAGTCAGTCGAGCTGACCATTGACACCTCAACGGTGATGGCAACGCAGGACTACGTCGACGACAAGCTCGCTGAGCATGAGAAGTCCCGCCGCCATCCTGACGCCACACTCACCGCTAAGGGTTTCACTCAGTTAAGCAGTGCGACCGACAGCGCGTCTGAGAGCGTCGCAGCGACGCCGAAAGCGGTTAAGGCGGCGTATGACCTTGCAAAAGGGAAATATACAGCTCAGGACGCTACCACGGCGCAA